ATGGACTACAAACTCGAAGATCAGCATGCACTGCTGAGATTAAATTTTGCCCCACAGCATATTATTGATGGAAAAGTAATACCATCCGCGATAAGTACAGAAGATTTAAAGGTTCGCGGATACAGCCTTGATTCGGAGCTTTTAGTTTCCCTTTCGACACTTACGGAACGAGCTGAAACACAGTCCGCAAAAAAACCTGAAGAACGGGTTTCACCTCATATATCAAGATTCTTTTGCCATGATGCAAAACATCTTAAATTGGAAATCAGCGATGAATTCCCCGCCTTCAGCATTTTCCATAGCCCAGTTAAAGAAAGTACTGAGAGCGAAGTAAAACAAAATGACGCTCATGTTAGTTTATTGTGTACTGATAATACAAAAGGCCCCTCCTATTACAAAAAGGCTAAAAGCCTCCTCTTGCCTGTCCTTCAAAACTTGATGACGTTAAATGGCTATATCGAGAAGTATAAAATGCCACCTCCAGAACCACCTAAATAACACTTTCTCAATTGAGCAACATTTACATATGTATTATAACAGCCGCCATCAACATGGCGGTTTAGAATCAAAAATCTAAATCTTTATTGCCACATCGAAACAATCCATCAAAATACTCCTATTGCTAGCTCATGAGAGCTATCTTTCCGATTATGTCAATTTTTTCCTGTCGCTTAGGCCTAGCTCCCGCCTGTACAGTGGGAGAGGGCTTATTTGGAACACGCGATTAACTCAAGTGTTTCTCCGACGCACCGAATTGTCGCCTGGTTCGCTGTGGAGGTTTCTTAATCCCCTAGCGCAATTTCATAGGGCTTGAAGCGCACGACCTCCTCCCCGAGCCAGTCATTCACCTGCGCCATCCGCGCCTGAATCGGCTCCAGCTCATTGGCAGCATAGATCTGCGCCGCCTCCCTGATCGACCCAAACCCTCCCGCGTTCTGCGGCACAATGCCCATCAACTGCGGCGGAATGCGCAAGCTGGCCAACACGTCGTCGCGGGTCTGGTTTTTAATCGAGTTGAATTCATCCTTGGCCGTCACTTCGCTGACCGGGATGATCTGCAGCCCGTCTTTTTTCCCGTTCGGCGAGTACACGAACAGGTTGCGGAAGTTGCCAGGCCCCTTGGAGTCCTTCAGCGCCTTGCGCAGCGAGTCGACGTCCGCTTCGTTCTGTGCCGCATCGGTCATGTAGAGAATGAAGCCGGCATGACTGCCGTTCTCGTAATACTTGCGTCGGAACAGCGTGGCCGATTCATTCAGCAAGGCCGACTGCAACGCACTGATCCACTCAGGCAGCCCGTACACCTCCTGGTGCAGATCCGCCTCGCGTAGATGAAAGACAGTGCCAGGCTCAAACTCATGCTCTTCCTTCCACCCCTGAACCATGAACTGCCGACCGTCCTTGCCCGAACGCATGTACTTCGCCAGCGGCGGCACCAGCTCGCGCACCGGACCAAGCATCGAGCGCCGCCCTTCCAAGTAGCCGTTGCCCAGGCATAGGAAGTCCAGGGCGAACTGTTCGAAGGCTGCCCGCGACAACAGACGGTGTGGAATGAAGGTTTTGCTCAGCAAATTGCGCTTAAACATCAGCCCCGAATGCAGATGCACACTGGAACCCACCGACCGCGCCAGACCGTCCAGCGACAGCGGCGGCTCGTACCACCGCCCGTTAAACCAGCACTCCAGATAATCAAACACCTCCCTGCCACTCAGCACCGGTGACGGATCACCGAAGCTGAACGCCTCCATCTTGCTATCACTGCGTGGAATAAACTCCTGTGTTGCTACCGTGGAAGCCTGGGGCACTTGCTTGGTATTTCTGCGGCGGTTCGACATCAAAAAATCTCCATCCGCCCGGTGTTGGCAGTGGTCTGCCCCTCCAGCGGTTCGTTGTGCAATGCGTGAAAGAGCGCCCATGCCAGGTCGGCGTGGCCGGTGTTATCGTTGCGTCCGGCGGTGTAGGTGAATTGGCGACCGCCTGCGGTGATGGTCTTGCGGATCGCCATCAGCGACTGCGCCATGTCAGTCCAGCCGGCGTCAAACTCCAGCCGGCCCCGGTGGATCACGTCGTATGCCTTGAGCACCAGGCGCGTTTTGACCTCTGGCGAGTAGCTGAAGGTGGTGACGTTGGGGAAGAATTGGCGCACTAGCTGCGCTACGCCGCTGCCCAGCCCGGTGACGTCGATCCCGATGTACGTCACCCAGTAACGGCCGCAGACAGCTTTGATGACGCTGGCCTGGGCCGCGAAGTCCATGCCCCGGAACTGGTGGCGTTCCAGTACGCGGAATTTCCCACCTGGCACCAGCGGCGGCGCGACCACCACCAGGCCTGAACAATCGCCGGTTTCAGCGGGGTCATAACCCACCCATACCTGGCGGTCACCGAAGGGCCGCATGGCAAACGGTTTGTAGTCCTCGGCCCACTCGACCCAGCTGTCGACCATGCATGGCTGCAACACGGTCAGAGGGAAGATGCTCGCACCGTCGTCGACGAACTCGCACATCAGCAGGTTGGCGAAGGCCTCGGGGCTGTACTCCCGGCGCAGTTCTTCAATGTCGAACAGGTCGCAACCGCCCTGCTCCGCATCAAGGATGGTGACGATCTGCCGCCACAACCGGTCCTCACAGAACCGCCCCTGCTGGAGCGCCCCGTGGGAAACGTCGACCTTGGTGTGTTGCGCCGCTGGCTTGCCCTTGTTGAAGCGTTCACCCGTCCAGAAGGTGTAGGCCTCGTGGGCCATGGTCGAGGGAGTCGAGAAGTAAGTTTTGCGCCACTTCTTGTGCATCGCCATACCCGACGCAACCTTATTCAGCTCCTCAAACTTGAACGTCCAAAAGAATTCGTCGAAGTAGAAATTGCCGTGGTAGCCCTGAGCAGTACGCGCATTGGTGCCGAGGAAGAACAGTTCGGCGCCGTTCGGCAGCACGATGGGATCACCGGTCAGCTCGACGCCGATGACTTCGCGGGCAAAAGCCTGGATGTACCCACGAAACAGGTAGGCCTGATTCTTCGACGCTGACAGGAAGATCTGATTGCGTCCGGTCTCCAGCGCATCAATGAAGGCCTCGCGAGCAAAGTAGTAAGTGGCACCAATCTGCCGGCTCTTGAGGATGACGCGGGTGCGCTGATTGCCTGCCCGGTGCCAGTCTTTCTGGTAATCGAAGCAGCCGTCGATAAACGCCTCGCGCAGCAGCTCAATCTGGTCTTCGCTGATGTCGTTTTTCGGAGTCTTTTTCTTCGGGCCTTCGTTGCGTTTGGCAAGGTTCGGGTTGAGTTCGGTTTCGGTACCGCCGCCTGGAAGCGCTGAATGCGCGCCTGACGCTCCAACTGCCGGTGCAGCAAATCGATCTCTTTGAAGTCGCCGCTGCTCTTCCCCTCCTTGAGGATCAGTTGCACCAGCCGTGCCTCCAAGGCCCCGCCGATCCGTTCAACGTTGTCGGCCCGGTCCCATTCGTCGCGGGCCTTCCAGCTGTGTAGCGTTTTTTCCTTTTCGCCCGTAGCCTCGGCGATCTCGCAGATACGCCAGCCCATCCAATACAGAAACTTGGATTGGCGCCGGGGATCGATGGGGAGCAGTTCGGTCGTAGTCATGGCCGCGATGCTGCCGCCCATGCCTGCGAGTCAGTAGCGCCGCCTCTTGTAATAGCCCTTCCTACAATCCCGCCTCGTTGCCGCAACTCGCGCGCGTCACGACCATGCCCCTCATTGCAACGCATTAAGCGCCCTATGCATTGAGGATTCCCGACATGAAGAAATTTCGCAGCAACTGGTTCCGCGTCGCCGTCGAGGGCGCTACTTCCGACAAGCGCACCATCAAACGCAGCTGGCTGGAACAATCCGCGAAGAATTTCAACCCGTCCACCTACGGCGCCCGCATCTGGCTGGAGCACTTCCGCAGCGTGATGCCGGACAGTCCGTTCAAAGCCTACGGTGATGTGCTCGCGGTCAAGACCGAAGAAGTAGAAATCCACGGCCAGAAAAAGCTGGCCTTGTTCGTCCAGGTCGAACCGACCCCTGAGCTGATCGCCATGAACAAGGCCAAACAGAAGATCTACACCTCGATCGAGATCGACGACAGCTTCGCCGACACCGGCGAAGCCTACATCGTCGGCCTGGCAGTGACCGATTCACCGGCCAGCCTCGGCACAGACGTGCTGGCGTTCTCCGCGCAAAAGCCTGAATCCAGCCCGTTCAAGGATCGCCATTACTCCACCACTTCGATGTTCACCGAGGCCGTGGAAACCGAGCTGCAATTTGTAGAAATCGAAGACAAGCCCGGCCTCGGCGCTCAGCTCTTCAGCAAAGTGCAGGCGCTCCTGGGCGGCAAGCAGGCAAAGGACGATGCCGAGTTCGCCCAGATCGGCCTGGCCGTCGAAGCGATTGCTGACCACGTCAAGGATCTGCCCGATCAGCTGGCTGCCGAGAAGAAATTCTCCGGCGAACTGAACACCAAGGTTGAGCAGCTCAGCAAAGACCTGGTCGACCTGAAAACCACCCTCGGTAAGACCCAAGACCACTCCCAAACCCAGCGCCCACCGGTAACCGGCGGCGGCAACCAAGCCCTGGCTGAGTTTTGACCTGCGGCCTACACCGCCCAGCCCACTATCGGAGACACCCATGCGTAACGACACTCGAAAACTCTTTGCCGCTACCTCAGCCAGGTCGCGCAGCTCAACGGCGTCGAATCGGCCACCGCTACGTTCAGCGTCGACCCAACCATCCAGCAGCGCCTGGAAACCAAGATTCAGGAGTCGAGCGAGTTCCTGACCAAAGTCAACGTCATCGGCGTCGATGAACAGGAAGGCGAAAAGGTCGGCCTGGGCGTGGGCGGCACCGTTGCCAGCCGCACCAACACCAACGTCAAGAAGCGGGAGCCACGTAGCATCGGCACCCTATCGAGCGACAAGTACAAGGCCGAGCAGACCGACTTTGACACCTTCGTTAGCTACAAGCAGCTCGACGCCTGGGCCAAGTTCCCGGACTTCCAGACCCGCCTGTCCAGCGCCATTGCTCAACGCCAAGCACTCGACCGCATCCAGATCGGTTTCTACGGCGTCTCGGCCGCAGAGCAAACCGACCGCACCACGCACCCGCTGTTGGAAGACGTCAACATCGGCTGGCTCCAGCAGTACCGCACCCACGCCCCCGACCGCGTGCTGAAGGAAGGTGCTGTCGCCGGCAAAATCACCATCGGCAAAACCGGTGATTTCAAAAACATCGACGCCCTGTCTACGACGCTATCCAGCTGCTCGACCCTTGGTATCGCCGCAACCCTGGCCTGGTGGTGCTGACCGGCCGCGAACTGGTCCACGACAAGTTCCTGGCCCTGGTCAACAAGGACCAGGACGCGACCAACACCCTGGCGAGCGACCTGATCATCTCGCAACGCCGCGTCGGCGGTCTGCCGCTGTACGAGGTGCCGTACATCCCCGAAGGCACGATCCTCATCACCACATTCGCCAACCTGTCGGTGTACTGGCAGATCGGCGGGCGCCGCCGCTACCTCAAGGAAGAGCCGGAGTGGAACCGCGTCAGCAACTTCGAGTCGTCGAACGAGGCTTATGTGGTCGAGGAATACGGCCTCGGCTGTTTGCTGGAAAACATCAAGCCGGTTGAAGACGCAAGCAGCGAGGGTTAATCCCATGGCACTCAGCATCGCCCAAGCCCACCAACGCCGTGCACGCGCGGCAATGGAGGCAGCGAAAACGGCACCACAGCAATCCATGGCCGGCGCCACCGCCTACGAGCATCAGTTGAATCAACTGCTGCAAGACCGTTTGCGCCTGAAAGCCATCCAGTCCAACGAAGGCAAGGCCGCGCTCAAGCTGCAACTGCTGCCCGAGTACATCCCATACGTCGAGGGCGTGCTTGCCGCCGGTAACGGCGCGCAAGACGACGTCATGACCACCGTCATGGTTTGGCGTGTCGACGTGGAGGACTACAGCGGCGCGCTGGATATTGCCGACTACGTGCTCAAGCACAAGCTGATCATGCCGGACCGATTCGAACGCACCACCGGTTGCTTGGTCGCGGAAGAAATCGCCACAGCCGCGCTGAAAGCACAGAAGGCCAATGGCAGTTTCGACCTGAGCATCCTGCACCGCACCGTCGAGCTGACCGACGCCGAAGACATGCCCGATCAGGCTCGCGCCAAGCTGTTCCTGGCGACTGGACGCGCCACCTTGCACGGCATTACCGCCGAAGAACCGGGCCAGCCTGGACAGATTCAGGCCGGTATCGACCTTCTCAAGCGCGCAATCGAATTGCATGACGGTTGCGGCGGCAAAAAGGATTTGGATGGCGCCGAGCGCCTCCTGAAAAAACACGCTGCACCAAGCAGCTAACCGAGCGTCCCCACGCACCCCGCCGGCTCGGGGCGGATCGGCCAGGCCGCTCCTCCTGAACGTGAAGCCCCGACCACCGGCGACCTATTTTTGAGTGCCGTTCCATGAGCGCATTTGTAGCCAGCGGCCCAGTTGCCGGCGGTCATATCAACACCAACCCCTTCTGGCCGTCGATTGACCTGGACCACTTGCGCGCCACCCTGCGCATCGACTCCAGCGTCACCCCTGCCCGCCTGGAAACCGCCGTTATTTCTGCAGCTATCAACCTCAACCGCGAGCTGGCCGAATGGCGGGAAGTTCAGCAAGCAGCCGGCCACGCCACGCTGGACGACGTACCAGGTGATCGCATCAATGACGTTTCGGTAAAAGCCCACCTCTACCTGCGGGCCATAGAGGCCGGTACCGGCGCCGAAGTCTGCGAGCGTCACCGCGACTACAGCGCTACCAACGCCGGCAGCCAGAAGGCCGAAGAAGTTACCCCAACCATCGACGACTACCGCCGCGACCTGCGCTGGGCCGTGCGCGACTTCCTCGGGCGAACCCGCACCACCGTGGAGTTGATCTGATGGCCGTCGCCATCCGTGCCAATCAAAACGACACGGTCGAAGCCCTGTGCTGGCGTTTCTACGGCCGCACCGCAGGCGTCACCGAGGCCGTCCTTGAAGCCAACCCCGGCCTGGCCGATCACGGCCCAATCCTGCCGCAAGGCCTTGTCGTCAACATGCCCGAAGCCCAAACCAGCGCCCCGCAGCGGCAAATGGTGAACCTATGGGACTGACTGAGCTGCACCCGGACCTTGAACCCACCAACCCTGGACAACGGAATGAAGCGCATGCCTGAACGTCCCGACACCTGGGCCTGGCTCGCCGCCTGGCTCGAACAGAACTGGCCGACTCTTTACGCCGGAGTCCTCGCCTTGATCATCGCAGCCCTACGGATCATGTACGGCGGCGGCACGGTGCGCCGCATGCTGATCGAGGCGCCGCTGTGCGGCACCTTGGCCCTGGCTGCCAGCCATGGCTTGGCCTTGCTCGGCATTCCAACCACCACCGCGCCGTTTTTCGGCGGTGTGATTGGTTTGCTCGGCGTGGAGGGCACGCGCGCGGTCGCCAAGAAGTTTTTCACCCGCAAGGTAGAACAACTATGACCACCCTACGCCACGGCGACCGCTCGCAGGCCGTCCGCACACTGCAAAAAAACCTCAACAACCACGGCGCCAAGCTGGACGTGGACGGCAGCTACGGTGACAGCACCGAAACCGCTGTTCGTGCCTATCAGCTCAAGGTCGGGCTGGTCGCTGATGGTGTGGCCGGCAGTAAGACCCAAACCAGCCTGGCCGGCGGTGACTGCGCCCAGCTGCTGCGCAACAACGACCTGATCGCTGCCGCCGAACGCCTCGGCGTGCCGTTGGCAAGCATCTATGCCATCAACGAGGTGGAATCCAAGGGCAAGGGCATCCTCGACAACGGCAAGCCAGTAATCCTGTTCGAACGGCACATCATGCACCGCCAGCTCGCCAAGGTGCGGCACAAAGGCGATGACCCGGCGGAACTTAAACGCCACGCCGACCAGCTCGCCGCCGTCAATCCCGCCCTGGTCAACCCAAAGTCGGGCGGATATTCCGGCGGTACCGCCGAACACCAGCGCCTGGCCATGGCCCGCCTGATCGACGACACCGCCGCCCTTGAATCTGCATCCTGGGGGGCATTCCAAATCATGGGCTTCCACTGGCAGCGCCTGGGCTACACCAGCGTGCAGGACTTCGTGGCGGCCATGAGTGCCGGCGAATCGCAGCAATTCGACGCCTTCACCCGCTTCATTGAATCCGACCCTGTGTTGCACAAGGCACTGAAAGCCCGCAAATGGGCCGAGTTCGCCAAGCTCTACAACGGGCCGGACTATCAGAGAAACCTCTACGACGTGAAGCTCCAGCGCGCCTACGAACGGCACGCCGACTGCGGTTGCGGGCAAGGGGTAGCGGCATGATCGACTTCGAAGCGGTGCAAAAACTGCGAGTACAGGACGGCGATCTGCTGGTGGTGCCGGAATCCACCGAACAGGACGATATGCAGGTGCTGGCCGAGGCCATTCAGTTGATGAGCGGTGCCAGGGCCGTGATCGTGCGCGGCCCTATTAAACAACTCGATACCGAAGCCATGAATAAGCTCGGCTGGTACCGCGCATGAGCACCCTGCGCCAGGCCCTGTACGGCATTGCCTTGCTCGGTGCCCTGGCGCTGCTGATCTGGGGCCAGCAACAGCGCATCAACGTCGCCGTGGGTAAAGCCGAACGGGCAGAAGCTGCGGCTAAGACCGCCAGCGCAGACGCCGACCGCAACCTGACCACCGCCAACACGCTCACGACCGCCCTGAAGCAGGAGCGAGACGCCAGAGCGCCCTGCGCACTCAGCAGGATCAGTTGCGCCAAGGCCTGGCAAAGCGCGAGCGAACCATAGAGGAGCTAAAACTTGAAAACGCCGAACTACGCACCTGGGCTACTCAGCCTTTGCCTGATGCTGCTCGCCGGCTGCGGAAGCGCCCCGCCATTACCGGCGCCGACGCTTATCGTCAGTGGATGTCCGGCCGTGGTGCCGTGCCAGTTGCCGGCGACCAGCCCACGCAATAACGGCGACCAGCTCACCGACCAGGACCGCGTCGAAGCCGCCTGGGCCGAATGTGCGGCGCAGGTCGACATGGTTTATCAGCACCAGCAGGCCGCACCATGAACAAGCCTGAAAGCCTACGCGCCCACCTCCTGGCCACCGTCGCCGAGTTCAAGCACAACCCCGACCGGCTTCTGATTTTTATCGACAACGGAAAAATCCGCTGCACATCTGCGGAAAGCCTCTCTTTCGAGTACAGCTTTGATCTGCAGATCATCCTCACCGAGTTCGCGGGGCACCCTGATAGCGTAATGCTCCCGCTGCTGGGCTGGCTCAGCGTCAACCAAAACGAACTGTTGGATAACCTCAACAAGGTCAAAGATGGCATTGCGTTTGAGGCCGATATCCTCGACAAGGGCGCGGTAGACCTCAGCATCACCCTGCCGCTGACCGAGAAAGTGATCGTCGGCAAAGATGACCAGGGCAACACCACCGTCAAACATCCAAACGAACCACAGTGTGTAGCGGGCTACCTCGATCCGAACTGGAAGCCGGGAGCCCAGGGCAACACCGGCGAATGGATTGTTCCCGATGACAAATGATCTGGAAGCGCTAGAGACCTGGGCGGCCACGCTGCTGGAACGGCTGGAGCCAGGCGCACGCAATCAACTGGCCCGCAGCATCGGCCAGGAGCTGCGCCGCAACCAACAAAAACGGGTTACCGCCCAGCAGAACCCGGACGGCAGCAAGTTCGCCCCCCGTAAACAGCGCAATCTACGCGGTAAACAGGGCCGCATTCGTCGCAAGCTGGAGATGTTCAAGAAGCTGAAGAACGCCACCTACCTCAAGGTCAGGGGCGATAGGAACGCCATTACTGTGGGGTTTACCGGGCGTATCGCACGGATCGCAAGGGTTCACCAACACGGTTTGAAGGATCGCGCAGAGCGTGGGGCTCCCGACGTACAATATGAACAGCGAGAAATATTGGGGTTCACTGAGACGGATCTTGACGTAATTCGTGAAACGTTGTTTTACCATCTAACTAAAAATTTTTAGCCTCTAAAAGAATTCCATTCACAGCGTAAGATTTAGGCACTTTGTAAAGCACTGACTGCTCTACCTTGCCATCAAAACCCAACTTTTCTTTAATTTGTCTTTTCAAAGCAGAAATTGTCTTATCAGGTGCGCGCGGATCCAAAAGAATATTATTTATAAGCTCATTCGGCTCAATCGAGATTGTAATTCCTTTCTTTCTGTTATCAGCACCTTCCTCATCAGGACAATATATAGTTGCACGATATTCATTTTCATGCCGAAACGCATTACGCTTTACGTAAAGCATATCAACCGCCTCACCGATCGCAAACATATCCTGCATACCAGCAACCACCTCAGCTGCTTTAGCGTTCAATGCTTTCTGAGTAACATACTTAACTCTACCAACCCTAAACTTATAGTCTTTATCTTTTATACCCTTTCGAATAACAGAGGTGAGCGTTTCTGTGGTAGTAGAAATTCGAACGCCCATTCCATTTTTCGAATATATACGCCATAAAGCATCTGACGCTGACGATCGACTCCAGCACTGCCCAAATAACGCATGGTCTTTTGAGTGTTTTATAAGTTGCTCATAGGGATCATCCAGGTGCTAGGATTCGCAAAGTACAGCTCCTTTTTTTCGAACAGTTGAACCACATGTTCAAAATCCATAATCCGATAAAGACGCTGAACAATTTTACCAGAGGACATATCCCACCCTTTTATACATAAGCTAAGGCGTATTAAAACAGCCACACTCGCAAAGATATTATTTAGCCATCACACTGTAAAGCTTGATTTTTTAGTTCAGGCATCCCGATTAATCTTAATTCGTACTGATGTCCTGTAGACCACTGCCCTACAAGTCAATAGCAGTGCAGCCTCACACGCGTGGCGCCACCATCTGGGCCATGAACAATTTCGCCGCCCTCTCCCGCATGCTCGAAAACCTCATCCGCCTCGGCGTCATCGCCGAAGTTCAGATGGAGCCCCCGCGCGTGAAGGTAAAGACCGGCGAATTGACCACCGCCTGGCTGCCATGGCTGGCCCTACGTGCAGGGTCCGACCGTGAGTGGGACCCGCCCACCGTCAACGAACAGGTCATCCTGTTCAGTCCGTCCGGCCAACTGGCCAACGGCGTCGTCATGACCGGCCTGTTCAGCGACCACATTCCAGCCAACGGCAACCGCGCCGGTCTGCACCGTCGCACCTACGCCGATGGCACGGTGATCGAGTACGACAGCGTCGCCCACCACCTCAGCGCCACCCTGGCCGAAGGTGGCACCACCAACTTGACCAGCACAGGCGGCATCAACATCGTCGGCCCGATCACGCACCACGGCGACTACACCCAGACCGGCAACCAAAACGTCACCGGTACCGTGACCGTCACCGAAGACGTCGTCGCGGCCGGTATCAGCCTGGTGGAACATCCCCACGGCGGCGTCATGCCAGGCAGCGCCAGGACGGGGAAACCAGAATGAACCGAGAAACCGGCGGCGCCATCGGCGATCTGGACCACATCACCCAGTCAATTGCCGACATCCTCACCACCCGGATCGGCACCCGCGTCATGCGCCGCGAATACGGCAGCCTGCTGCCCGAGCTGGTGGACCATCCCTTCAACGATGCCACCCGCCTACGCGTATACGCGGCCACGGTCATGGCGTTGATGCGCTGGGAGCCACGTATCAGCCTGAACCGGGTGCAGTTCCTCGGCGCCAATCTGCAAGGCCAGTCGGTATTGGAGCTGGACGGCACCCTGGTCGACACCAATGAGCCGTTGAGCATGAGCCTGCCGCTGCAACTGGGGGCCAGTGTATGAACACGTTCGCCGCCATCGACCTCAGCCTGTTGCCCGCGCCGCAGGTCGTCGAGCAGATCGACTACGAGCAGATCCTTGCCGAGCGCAAGGCCTACGCCATCAGCCTGTGGCCGGTCGAGGAACAGGCGAAAATCGCCGCGCGCCTTGAGCTGGAGTCGGAACCGCTGACCAAGCTGCTGCAAGAGAACGCTTACCGCGAAACAATTTGGCGCCAACGGGTCAACGAAGCGGCGACCGCCAATCTGCTGCCCTTTGCCAAAGGCTCCGACCTGGACAACCTGGCCGCCAACTTCAACGTCAACCGTCTGGTGATTCAGGAGGGCAATGCATCAGCATCCCCGCCCGTGGCGCGGGTCATGGAAGATGACGACAGCCTTCGCGAACGCACGCAGATGGCCTGGGAAGGCCTCAGCACCGCCGGCCCACGCAACAGCTACATTTTCCACGCCCGCGCAGCTGACGGCAGGGTTGCCGACGCCACCGCAGAAAGCCCTTCCCCGGCCGTGGTCGTGGTGACCGTCCAGGGCATGCTGGCCGATGGGAGCGCAGAGCCTGGGCTGCTGGCCGTGGTTAACGCCTATCTCAGCGATGAGGACCGCCGCCCCGTCGGCGACCGCCTGACCGTCCAGGCCGCGCAGATCCTGCGTTACCAAGTCACAGCCAAGCTCTACCTGAAAACCAGCGGCCCAGAAACTGAGCCTGCCCGAGCGGCTGCCGAACAACGCCTGAAGGACTATGTCCACCAGCGCCGCCGGTTGGGCATGGAAGTCTCAGAATCGGCGATCCACGCCGCACTGCACGTCGAGGGCGTGCGTAAGGTCGAGCTTTTGAACTGGGTAGACATTGTCGCCACGCCCTACCAGGCGCCGTACTGCTCCGAGATTCAACTGTCGGTTGGAGTTGAATGATGGACGCCCAGCACCTGCTACCCAGCAACTCGACGCAGTTGGAGCGTGACGCGGCCGTGGCACTGGCGCAGATCCAGCGGGTGCCTATTCCGATTCGTCTGCTGTGGAACCCGGACCTGTGCCCGCTCGCTGTGTTGCCGTACCTGGCCTGGTCGTTTTCGGTCGACCGCTGGGACAGCACCTGGTCGGAGTCAACCAAGCGCGCCGCCATCCGTGCCGCGTACTACATCCACTCGCGCAAGGGCACCATCGGCGCGCTGCGGCGCGTGGTCGAGCCCCTGGGCTATCTGATCGAGATTATCGAGTGGTGGCAGGACGTGCCGGCCGGCGTGCCGGGCACCTTCAAGCTCAAGGTCGGCGTGCTGGACACCGGAATCACCGAAGAGATGTATCAGGAACTGACCTTCCTGATCGATGACGCCAAACCCCGCAGCCGCCACCTCACCGGCCTGGCCATCAGCCTGGAAACCACCGGCAGTTTCTATATCGGCGCCTGCGTCAGCGAAGGCGATGAACTCAGCGTTTACCCACCGACCCAGCGCGACATCGAAGTCAGCGGCTACCTGCGCCTGGGCGGTCGCGAACATCACATTGATACGATGGACATCCTCCCATGATCGACCAGAACAGCCAGTTTCAAGCCATTCTTACGGCCATCGGCGAGGCCAAGCAGGCAAACGCGGATGCCCTGGGCACCCCTTGGACGTTCGCGCAGATGGGTGTGGGTGATGCCAACGGCACCGACCCGTTCCCCGACCGCCTGCAAACCAAGCTGATCAACGAGCGACGCCGCGCGCCGCTCAACCAGCTCAAACCGGACCCAAAAAACCCAGGCATCATCATTGCCGAGCAGGTCATCCCGGAAAACGTCGGCGGCTTCTGGATTCGGGAAATCGGCCTCTACGACACGGACGGCGATCTGGTGGCAGTCGCCAACTGCGCGCCAACCTTCAAACCGTTGCTGACCCAAGGGTCTGGCCGGACGCAGATCATTCGAATGAATCTGATCGTTTCCAGCCTGGCCAACATCGTGCTGAAGATTGATCCGGCGGTGGTACTCGCCACTCGCGAATACGTTGATTTAAGTATTGAGGCGGTGCTGCCTGGTAACAAAGCACCGGGGACCTATCAACAAGTCACCATCAATAAGCATGGAGTTGTGGTCGCGGGCAGCAACCCCACGACTCTCAAGGGTCACGGTATCGAGGACGCGATCAGCTCCACCCCACAATTTGGAACCCCAGGGGCTATCGCGGATATAGCAAAAACCACCGTAGGAACGTACACAAGTGAAACCACGGATAAGCCGCCTTCCTCCGGCTGGGGGGTATTTCTACGGATAAAATATCCGGGGGCAAACTCCGCGTTCGATATCGCCGGTGACGTATCAGGTGGTGTGGATGTTCTTTCTTTTCGGCGAGTGTTGCCGAATGGCTCTTACGTGTGGCGCACCGTTTTTCACGATGGAACTTTGATCCTGCGTTGAAAGCGAACTTGGCGAGCCCTAATTTCACGGGTGATCCGACGGCGCCGACACCGCCCCCTGCTAGCAATCACGGCGAACTGGCAAACGCTGCGTTCGTCTGGGGGGCGATCAATACCTACGCGACTACCGTTACCCTCGCGCTAGGTGCTAAGGCCAATCTGGTAAGCCCAAAATTTACGGGCATTCCTGAGGTGCCTACTGCCGCGCCTGGAACAAACTCGCTCCAAGCGGCCAACACTGCCTTTGTCGCTGCTGCACTGGCTGCATTGGTCGATTCATCGCCAGGAGCATTGGACACGCTGAATGAGCTGGCAAAGGCGCTGGGGAACGACCCTAACTTTGCTACCACCGTAATGAATGCGTTAGCCGGCAAAGCTGCCAATGCCACGACGTTGGCCGGTTACGGCATTAGGGATGCATACCGCATCATCGATGTTGATTACAGGTTAGATGCCAAGGCTGACAAAGGGACCACTCTGGCTGAATATGGAATTGGTGACGCGATCCCTAATAGAAACCCGCTACCCGGCGGGGCCATTGATATTCATGGCGAAAGCTTTGCACTTGTTACATCGCCTCATGAGTCCTGCCTGGCTCAGAACTGTTACTGGAATGGGGCCGATTGGGTACGTCATAACCCAGCACAACCTGCGGTGTGCATCGCCGTGGGAGGCGGTGCTGCGTTTGTTAGAACGGCGCTGCCGGGAGCCGGCCCGATTGTTTGGGCCGGATCCGATGGGCTGTGGACTGCTTCAAACGCAACTCTTACAACCTCCGCTGGTAACGCAACACTTCGGCTCCCGAATGGCTGGATAGAGCAGGTGTTTGAGGTTACGGAAAGCACGGGGGCGGCTGACTATCGCTACTTCCCTGTGTCCTTTCCGAATGAGTGCTTCGGTGTTTTCCCAAGCCTGCTTAGCACTACGTCTGGCGGATATGCGAACAACAGCGGCCTCGTCGTCGGTGACGTCAACAAAGATCGTTTCTTGATCAGTGCCGGCGGGAACTTCTCTCCCGAAGGTCGTATGCGCGTACGCGCATTAGGGAGGTAGCGCATGAAATATTATTTCAGTCCCTCGGTGACTGCTTTTTATCGGTCTGATATCAGTGGCGAATTGGGTAGCGATGAATGTTCGATGCCTGATGATGTGCTTGAGGTGTCGAGCGAACTGTTCGAACGGTTGTCGAGAGTCCGGGAGGAAGGTGGCCGAGTTGTCCCGGATGAAGATGGGATACCGATTGCAGCACCGGCCTTGCTCCCAACCAGCGAGGAGCTGGCCGAAAAGGCACGGCGCTGGCGTGACGGGGTGATATCCGCCAGTGAGTGGATAGTCGCCCGCCATCGTGACGAGGTGGACATGGGTCAGGAAACCCAGATTACGCCTGAGCAGTTTTCAGAGCTGCTGAGGTACAGGCAGGCCTTGCGGGATTGGCCGACAGTAGACGGCTTTCCAGCCGCCGAGCTGCGCCCGATTCCACCGGACTGGCTTGCTGACCAAGCAGAGTAAGAGCGTGGAAACTCCGCGCTCGCCGTACAAGGCTTTGTAATCCCCTTCCCTACAACCCGCCGCGCTCGCCCAATCGGCGCGCGCGCGGCAGCCTGTGCACTGTCATTCCATCACAGCGCAGGCAACCACCCATGGCCGGTTCAGACTATCTCCACGGCGTGCGGGTCATCGAACTCAACGACGGCACCCGCCCCATTCGCACCATCTCCACCGCAGTCATCGGCCTGGTTTGCACGGCTGAGGATGCAGATCCTCTGATGTTTCCGTTGGACACCCCGGTACTGCTGACCAATGTGCAAAGCGCCATTGCCAAAGCCGGCGTCAAAGGCACCCTGCAACCAGCCTGCAAGCCATCGCCGACCAGACCAAGCCCTACACCATCGTGGTGCGGGTCAAGGAAGGCGCCGACGAAGCCGCCACCACCACCGCCCTGATCGGCACCACCACCGCCGATGGCAAGTACACCGGCATGAAAGCCCTGCTCGCCGCCAAGGCCCGCGTGGGCATGACGCCGCGCATTCTCGGCGTGCCAGGCCTCGACAGCCAGCCAGTGGCCACCGCCCTGGTATCGATTGCCAAGGACCTGCGCGCCTTCGCTTACGTCAGTGCTTGGGACTGCAAAACCAAGGAAGAGGTGGTCGCCTACCGCGAAAGCTTCGGCGCCCGTGAGGTTATGGTCATCTGGCCGGAGTTCCAGAACTGGAGCACCGTCACCAATGCGACCGTGACCGCCTCGGCAGTGGCGCGCGCCTGGGCCTGCGGGCCAAGATCGATCAGGAAATCGGCTGGCACAAGACCCTGTCCAACGTCGCCGTCAACGGCGTGACCGGCATCAACGCCGACGTGTTCTGGGATCTGCAAAACCCGGCCACCGATGCCAACTACCTCAACAGCAACGAAGTCACCACGCTGATCAACGAGGGCGGCTTCCGCTTCTGGGGCAGCCGTACGTGCAGCGACGATCCGCTGTTCGCCTTCGAAAACTACACCCGTACCGCGCAGATCCTTGCCGACACCATGGCCGAGGCGCACATGTGGGCGGTCGACAAGCCCATGCACGCCTCACTGGTGCGGGACATCATCGAGGGCGTTAACGCCAAGTTCCGCGAATGGATCGCCCAGGGCTACCTGATCGGCGGCAGTTGCTGGTACCCCGAAGACATTAACGACAAGGACACCCTCAAGGCTGGCAAGCTGACCCTGGACTACGACTACACCCCAGTGCCACCCCTGGAAGACCTCACGCTTCGCCAGCGCATCACCGACCGTTACCTGATGCAGTTCGCCAGCCAGATCAACAGCTAAACCGGGCCTCCCCGCGAGGGGAGTTAACCCTGTGCCATACCCCCGGAGAACACCGCCATGGCCCTGCCCCACAAGCTCAAAAACCTCATGTTGTTCAACGACGCCAACATCTACCGTGGCTTGGTTAAGTCCGTCACCTTGCCCGCCCTCGGTCGCAAGATGGAAGCCTATCGCGGCGGCGGCATGAACGGCCCGGTCAAGGCAGACCTGGGCTTTTCCGATGACGGCATCCAGCTGGAATGGAAAACCGGTGGCCTCGACCTGATCAGCCTCAAACAGTTCGGCGCAGTCAACGCCTCCGGTGTGGCCCTGCGTTTTTCCGGCGCCTATGAGCAGGACGACACAGGCGACGTCAGCGCCGTGGAAATCGTGGTGCGCGGCCGTCACGAAACCATCGAAATGGGTGACGCCCAGCCAGGCGAAGACACCGAGCATTCCATCACCACCACCTGCACCTACTACAAGTTGACGGTCGATAACGAAGAAATCATCGAAATCGACCTGCTCAACTTCATCGAGAAGGTCGGCGGCAAGGACATGCTGGAGAAACAGCGCAAGGCCATCGGGGTCTGATCCCCGCCCTCGATCGACAATCCCACACGTTCATCACCAGGAGCTTTTCCAATGAAAACAGCCGCCACCGAACAACCCGACCTCCAGCCACTGGCCGACGACAACACCGTCGTCCTCGACTCCCCGATCCGTCGCGGCGTCACGACCATCGACAGCATCACCCTGCGCAAACCCAGCTCGGGCGAGCTGCGCGGCGTGAGCCTGGTGGAACTGCTGCAAATGGACGTCGCCAGCCTGATCAAAGTCGTGCCGCGTATCAGCAGCCCAACCCTCACCGCCATTGAGGTCTCCGGCATGGACCCGGCCGATCTGCTGGCCCTCAGCAGCAAGATCAGCGGTTTTTTGTTGCAGAAGTCGGCGAAGACGGATGCATCCCTCGTCGCGTAGAGGACGCCATGGCCGATCTGGCCGTGGTTTTTCACTGGGCCCCGGCTGATATGGATCAGTTGGGCCTGCAAGACCTGATGGACTGGCGCGAGCGTGCCAGGGTGCGGAGTTCCACCGATGGCAAATGATCTGAAACTTCAGGTGCTGCTCAGTGCCATCGACAAAGCCACCCGCCCGCTGAAGCAAATCAACAACGGCAGCCTGGAGACCGCCCGCGCGCTCAAGGCTGCCCGCGACCGCCTGAAGGAACTCAACACCCAGCAGAAAGACGTCACCGCCTGGCGGTCGCAGCGCGCAGCTGTCGAGCAGACCAATGAGGCGTTGAATGCTGCACAGGCCAAAGTCAAAACCCTCAGCCAGCAGTTTGCCGCGACCGGCGTGCCGACCAGGGCAATGGCGAAGGACTTTCGAACGGTCGTGCGCGAGGCCCAGCGGCTGAAACAGCAGCACCAACAGCAGAGCGAGCAGCTCCAGGGGCTGCGCTCCCGACTGTATGACGCGGGTATCAGCACAAAGAACCTGGGCACTCACGAGCGCCAGCTGCGCGAGCAAATCAACGCTACCAACGCCAGCATCAGTGCGCAGGGTAAGCGGATGGCCGAGCTGACCGCCCAGCACAAGCGCGCAGCGACGGCCCGTAGCGCGTATGACAAAGGGCAGCAGTTCGCCGGCAGCGCGGCAGTCGCGGGTGGTGCCAGCCTGGGTGTGGCCTACGCGGCCAGCCGCCCGGTCATCGGCGTAGTCAAGGAATACGTCGACTTTGAAAGCGCCATGATGGGCGTTGCCAAACAGGTCGATGGCGCGCGCGACGACAACGGCAAACTCACCAGCACCTACTACGAGTTTGCAGACGCGATCAAAGCAGCCAGCGACGAAATGCCCATTGCCACCACCGAATTTGCGGCCTTAGTCGAGGCCCAGGCGCGCGCCGGTATCCAGGGCAAAGAAAACTTGCTGACCATGGCAAAGGTCTCGGCCACTGCCGCCGTTGCCTTTGACCTTCCCGCTGAGCAGGTCGGCGAAGACATGGGCCGGATTGCCGGCTTGTACAAGGTGCCGATCAAAAACATCGCCGAGCTGGGTGACGCGCTCAACTACCTCGATGACAGCACCCGCTCGAAGGGTGGCGACATCATTGAAACGCTCACCCGCATGAGTGACGTGGCCGACAAGCTGGACTACCGCAAGGCTGCGGCCCTGGGCAGTACGTTCCTGTCGCTGGGCGCGGCACCCGAAGTCGCCGCCAGCGCCTCCCGAGCGATGGTGCGCGAGCTGGCTATCGCGAACATGCAGAGCAAGACATTCCGTGAAGGCATGAAAATGGTGAACATGGACCTGAACGAGGTCCAGGGCGGCATGACCACCGATGCCATGGGCACGATGATGGCTGTGCTTGAGCGCATCAAAACGATAGACCCCAAGCAACGGACCGAAGTAGCCACGCGAATTTTCGGTAAAGAGTACGGCAAGGACGCCGCCAAGCTGGTCAACAACCTGGATGAGCTGCGCCGCCAGCTCAAACTGGTCGATGACACAGCCGCCAACGGCTCCATGCAAAAAGAAATGGATATCCGTGCTGATGCTATCGAAGGCCGTTGGCAGGTGTTACAGAACAAGCTGTTCAACACCAAAAGCGGTGCGGGTGAGACCATGCGTGCCACCATGGTCGACGTCATGGACGCGCTCGGCGGCGTGCTGGACAAAGTCAATGGATGGGTCAAGGCAAACCCCGTCCTCACCGCATCCCTGCTCAAGATCGTCGCCAGTGTGGCAGTACTGTCCGCCGTGTTTGGTGGTCTCGCCCTAACACTCGCGGGCATTCTCGGGCCGTTCCTGATGCTGCGTTTCGGCCTGGCAATGTTCGGTATCAAACTGCCAGGCATCATCGGCATCTTCAAGGTGTTCGGAACGGTTCTACGAACCTTGGGCGGCATCTTGATCGGGCCGCTGGTGACTGCATTGCGCACTGTCGGCATCGCTTTGTGGGGGCTTTCGGCCAACCCGATTGTCCTGGTCATCGCCGCCGTGGTCGCCGCCCTGGCCGCAGGTGCCTACCTGATCTACACCAACTGGGACGCGGTAAAAAACTACTTCGCCAACGCCTGGACGGAGATCAAAGCCGGCTTCAGCGGCGGGATCGGCGGCATCATCAACACCCTGGCCAACTTCAGCCCCATCGGCCTGATTTACCAAGCCTTCGCCGGGGTGCTGAGTTACCTGGGCGTGGATCTGCCCAGCCGCTTTACCGAGTTCGGCAACATGATCGTCAACGGCCTGGTCGACGGCCTCATGGCTGGACTTGGCAGCGTCAAGACGGCCATCAGCTCAATCGGCGACGCAGCATCGGTTGGTTTAAGGAAAAGCTCGGCATTCACAGCCCGTCACGAGTGTTCGCCGAGCTGGGTGGGTTCACCATGGCAGGCCTGACCAAAGGCTTGGAGGGCGGCCAGAAAGGTCCGCTCGACGCACTGAGTAGCATGGGTAAACAACTCACAGCGGCCGGCACCCTGGCCCTGAGCGCCACCGCCATGCCGGCGCTGGCCGTGGATGACCGCCCGCCCATCAGCAGCTCACCAGCCGCAGCTGTGTACGACAGCCACGACACCTATGAATTCACCATAACAGCGGCGCCAGGTATGGACCTGCAGGGCATGGAAAAGACCCTGCGCGCCATGCTCAACAAGATCGAAAACGAAAAAAAGGCGCGTCAGCGCAGCAAACTTTCTGACCGGGAATAATCACCATGATGTGTGCCCTCGGCATGTTCGTGTTCAGCCTTTCCACCGCCGCTTACCAGGAGCTGCAGCGCCAAACCGATTGGCGCCACGCCAGCAACAACCGCGTCGGCGCCGCTCCTGCGCGGCAGTTTGTGGGCCGTGGCGACGACTCCATCACCCTCCCCGGCATCATTTTCCCGGAGCTGGCCGGCAGCGCCCTCAGCCTGGACGCCCTGCGCCTGATGGCAAACACCGGCAAGGCCTGGCCCATGGTTGAAGGCAGCGGCCGGATCTACGGCCTGTGGGTGATCGAGAGCCTCAGCGAAACCAAAACCATATTCTTCAGCAACGGCACGCCACGGCGCATTGAGTTCACCCTGAGCCTCAAACGCACCGACGATGACCGGATCGATCTGCTGGGTGCTGCCACCAACATCGGCGTCAACATCCTGCGGGGGTTGCTGTGATCGAGGCAGCCCTTTCCAAGGTCACCGGCTACCTCAAGGACACCGCCCAGCGCTTCATCCGCGACGCGGCCTACCCGGTACCGGCGTTCCGTCTGTCCGTGGACGGCCTCGATATCGCACAGAAGATCAGCCCGCGGCTGATGAGCTTGGAGCTGACCGACAACCGTGGCGTCGAGGCCGATCAACTCACCATCACCCTCAGCGACCACGACGGCCTGCTGACCATCCCGCCCAAGGGCGCAGTGCTGCGGCTGTGGCTAGGTTGGAGTGATACAGGCCTGGTAGACAAAGGCACCTACACCGTCGACGAAACCGAACACAGCGGCGCGCCGGACGTCCTGAGCATTCGCGCCCGCTCGGCGGATCTGCGCAAAGGGCTCAAGACCAAACGCGAACGTAGTTGGAGTAACACCACCCTCGGCGAAGTCCTGGGCGATATCGCCATCGGTAACAACCTCACCGCCACGATTGCAGGCGCCCTGGACGGCCTGCCCATCCTGCAGCTCGACCAGGCAAACGAATCCGACGCCAACCTGATCAGCCGCCTAGGCGAGGAATTCGACGCGGTGGCCAGCGTCAAAGCCAGCTGCCTGCTATGCCTCCCGGCCGGTGGTGGTAAGACCGCCAGCGGCCTGGACCTGCCCCACATCACCCTGACCCGCATCGACGGTGACCAGCACCGTTACCTGCAAGCCGACCGCGACAGCTACGACGGCGTGCGCGCCTATTACTACGACATCAACAGCGCCAAGAAACAGGAAGCCATTGCCGGCGGCGGCGACAACCTCAAAGACCTGCGCCACACCTACAGCGACCAGCAGTCAGCCTTGCGCGCTGCGCGCTCCGAATTCAGACGGCTGCAACGCGGCAGCGCCACCCTCAGCTATACCCTCGCCATGGGCCGGCCAGACCTGATTCCCGAACTGACCTATACGCTCCACGGAGTGAAAGCGGAAATCGACGAGATCATCTGGTACGGCGGGAATGTGCAGCACAGCCTGACTGCGGACGGTGGTTACACCGTGAGTCTGGAGCTGGAGAGCAAGTTGCCCGAGGACAATGTTGAGGATCTGGCAGAGGAGAACGTGGGGGATTACACGGGGATTATTGCGTACTACCGGGATGAGAAAAGCGGGAGGGAGAAAACAGTTACGGCGGGGGATCAGGCGAAGCCGAGGCGGTTGAGGTGGTTATATGCGAGTGAGAAGACGGCTAAGCGGGCGGTGGATAGAGAGTGGAGAAGAACTCAGACCATTACACCTTAATTTTCTTGGATCTCGCTTATACAAGTTGCCAATCAGCTTTCATGAGCTAGCATCCCTAACTACTCTTTTAACAAAAAAAGAGCCTATAAAAAACCTGCCCTCACTGCAAACCAAATGAGACAACACCATGAGCAGACTTCATAACTACGGAATTTTTCAGCTGATTTTTGCTGTATCCCTGGGAGCTTGGCTTACAGGATGTGCGACAGCAACGGTCGCAACATCTGATATAGGAGTGCTTGATCCACAGCTACCGATAATACCGCTAGCTACTCCCTTCCCAATAAGAACAATTGAAACACTAGACAAAAAAACCAACAAACGCATAGAAACCGACGTTTTAGCAATGAAATCTTCCGAAATAAGAAAAAGACTAACCACATATGAAAGCTTCACCACAATTCAGAAGAGGGATACATCCGGAGGCTTAACCTACATCGGAAACAGCGCAAAAATTGGAAAAGGAACTTACATAATTACGTTTGACTACGTGAACTCCACCGTTCAAGAAATTTCATTTAATGGCAGAGCGAAACCGGCACTTGGGCAAATCGGAGTAGGCCTGAGAATAACAGCAGAAGTTACAACACTTACAAATGATGTAGAAATAGGAGGCTTGATACCACTAGGAATTGCCTTCAACGACAGGAAAGTTAATGGAAACCTTCGTTTCAAAGCCTTTGGATTGAGCAATGACAAAGTAGCGTCTCTGATTCCAGTAGATAAACAAGTACTAGATGTGTCTGGAATACAGAAAGCATTTGAAGCAGCCGCCACTGTGCGATTGCTAATTGGTTTGGACGAAACCACCCTCGAACCACATCTAATTGGCGTAACAGGCGTCTCGGTGAGTGAATCTCAAAGCGCATTGGACGCTGCTAAATCTAAGCTTTCAAAATCCCCTTAAGACCTTTCACATTTCATGTAGACCCCGATAACTATTCGGGGTCTGCACATCTACTGCTCAGAAGTCTGCGCAAGCACTTCCAAAAGTCGCATAACGTCGCTTTTGTGCTCTGCGCTTATGAGCCGAAACAATGCCAACAATATGAGCTCTTGCTCACCCAGGCAGTCCGAGTTTACGGCTGACGACTGATTGTTCGAGACGCTATTGTTCCCCATCATGCGATTACTCCTTTCACATGCAACGGGAGCCCGGTGCCAACACGGCACCGTCAAGGTCTCCCGGAGAACAACGGATGTTCATCACAAAATCGGTGTGTCATCAGGCCACGATCAAAAAAACTGTGAGCCTCTGTTACAGCTCGGGCTTGTGGGGTTGCAGCGTCATGTACACACCGTTCTCGCCCCAACCCTGCAAATTGCCCTTCGCATCGACAATGTAGTATTCGCCAAAGCCTTGCTCAGGATCATCCAGACGCAATCCCCCATCAGAGAGCTTTTTGGCGATAAAGCTCTCTGTGTTTTTGCCACCGCTGGGGAACACAGAGTCAATGAAGTACTTGCCATCCCGCTTGTACAGCACCATCACATGGCCCAGCGCCCCATCCTGCAACCAACTACCAATCATGTCCGGGTAGGCCTTGAGGTCCATCGTTCTCAGGATTTGGTAGTCCTGGGCGCTAGTGCCAATGAGAGACGCTCTGTAGTCAGGATCGAAACTAGCGTTAGCCCAATATGCTGTGTCGATTTGCCCTTCCACTCGGAACCCGATGAAAGTTTTTTCGGCCTTAACATTTGTATCAGCGCGAACAGCTTTAGCTACTTCGGCAAGCTCTGCGTCACTCAGACGCTTGGTCAGCATGACCTCAACTTTTCGAGGTCTGCCCTCTCGATAATCGTCTTTGGTGACCAGGTACGAAGGCAGAGCATTACTTTGTGCAGCCTTCTCGACTGTTTTTTCCTTGTCGCCCCCCGAACACATTGAAAATATCACAGCGATGATGACCAGGAGAATCACAAGTCCGAACACCTGCTGGCCTACCGTAACACCAGGGTTTTTAACGCCACAGCTTGGGCAGTTTTTTGCTGTGGTATCCACGGTGTGCTTACAAGACTTACAAGGCTTCAGCGCCATACCTCTACTCCTTTGAACTTCCATGAAAAACCGACCTTCTTGGTCGGTGTGTTACATCCGCTTCTCTAACTGACACCTGCTCACTTGCGCTATTTCTTTTCCTCTGCGTCAGCCGCATCTGCAAACGCGGAGACCATACGTAGCAACACATTACGGTCGGATTCGTTGACGCGCTCGTACACCTTCACAAACTGCGCAACCTCGGCGCTGATACTGTCCGCCGGCATAGGCTTCCGCTCACCGGTCACCACATAGAGAACATCAACCCCCTTTTCAGCCACTGCGGCGAGGTATGTCGCATCCGGGCTTCCGACCCCTTTTTCGTAATTAATTTGAGTGGTTTTTCCGACCCCACCAATCGCCCCTAAATCAGTCTGGCTGAGTTTTAGGCGCGACCTTTCTTCCTTCAGCCGAACGCTGATGGTCATATTTTTGAACCTCAAGCATTGACAGGTTCAAATACCTGAACCAATATCATCACACCATTACGCGAAATCACACGAATCCGAACTATGCACGCCACCTACGCACCCGAGCAAGCATGCCAGGCCGCTAGAACACGTCTGGAAATGAGGGGCATGTCCGTCAAGGACTTTGCCATTCAGTACGACCTCCATCCCTCGACTGTGTACGCCGTACTGAACGGGCAAAAAAAGTGTCTGCGCGGAGAAGCTCATCGCGCAGCCGTTTTGCTCGGCATCAAGAAAGACGGCGTCATTACAAACTAGGGCCTCTGGCTCCAAGGGGAAACCAGAAGATGAAACGCCCAGTTCTAGCGACCAAGCGGCAAGTCATGAGCGCCGTCATCAACGACTACGAAGGTGGACGGGAATGCGCAGCTGCACGCCTCGGGTACGAACTCAAAAAGTTCGATAACCACATCTACGAAAACGCCGGCAGCCGGCCTTTGAGCGATGAGCAAATCCACCTGTTAGAGCAGGACATGGGCACGACCTACCTGCCTGAATACATAGCTGCCATGTACGGCGGCATGTTTGTGCCCCTGGCCAAGCCCGAAACACTCGATAACGTCGACCTCTACGGCCGCTCAGTACGGGCCGCAGCCAAGCGCGGCGTGGTCGATCAGATCATGCTAAGGCGTTGGACGACGGGGTCATCGAACGGGATGAGGCTGAGGCCATTCTGCGCGCTCATAGCCATTACATGGCAGCTCGCCACTCCGAGGTTCTGGCAACGATCCTGCTGCACAGCCGGGGGCAAAAGCATTGAGCACTTACAAGCTGGTTTGCCCCCACTGCCAAGGCCGCATGCGTATCCGCACCAGCGAAGGACAGCACATTTTCCTGCGCATCACCTACATGCAGTGCACCAACGAAGCCTGCGGCTGGTCGGTGCGTGCTGAGTTTCAAATGACCCACGAGCTGAGCCCCAGCGGCATGCCCAACCCCGCTGTGAAGCTGCCAGTTGCAGACGTGGTCATTCGTCGCCAGGCAATGAAAACCGCCAACGATCAACCCGATCTGCTGGACCAACTGGAAATGGAGCGTGCGTGATGAAGCCCGAGCAATTGACTCATGACTACCGCAGCAGCATGCAACACGCTGCTTTCGCTTACCTGCAACGCCATGACGCCGAACACCTGGTGGATTCCGATCTGCTGTTCGACCGTTGCATACGTCACCTGACCCTGGCGCTAGAAGTGCCGGTGTTCATGGCGCCCAAGTTGGTGCACAACGCCTGGACTGAACTGAAGGTCATCAAACAACGGCAATACCTAGGTGTGGACTGGGGTGCCGGTGATGACAGAACGGTCGTGTATCTGATCGATACCCGCGCTCACTTGCGATATCCAGTACCGGCACGACTGCTCCCGCAGAAATTGCTCGACCAGCGCGATACCGCGCTCAAGCCTCACCCTCAGTAAACCCCTTTTAAACATCCCGCCCTTCCCCGGCTGTCGTGGGTTTGGGTGAGCTTTGCCCGAAATCCGAGGTGGACCATGGAAATCGACGTCGCCATCACCGCAAAACTGCCCCGCGACCAGGCCGAGGCCCTACTTCAGGTGCTGCGTGCTCAGTACGCGCAGCAGTTCAACGAGCATTGGTACGACGACCGCTTTCGCATGATCCCCGAGGGTTTGCGGCATGGCTCGCTGCTCGTTGCCTTCCCGGTGATGGCAGCACAGAAACGCCTGATCGGCGCCCTTAAACACAGTCTCGACGAAGCGAAGTAAGCCCCGATGGAAATGAAAGAAAGGCTGCGCGCCGACGTCATCCAACGCATTGAGCGGGATTACCAGCTCAAGCACATGCGCGGCACCGACTATATGCGTAAAGGTGTTTGCCCTGCCTGCGGCCAGAAGACTCTGTACACCTTCTACGATTCGCCCTGGACGTTGATCTGTGGACGGCCGGAAAAGTGCGACCACCGCGTCTATATAAAAGACGTGTACGACGACCTGTTCAACGACTGGAGCAAGACCGCCCCGTCGACACCGGACAACCCCCTTGCCACCGCACGCGCCTATCTGGAGTTTGCGCGGGGCTTCAAATTTGAGCTGATTGCCGGTTGGTTCACCCAGGACAACTACTGGGATAGCCGGCTCAATATTGGCAGCGCACGGTGCGTTTTGCCTGGAGAAAGGCGGTTACTGGGAACGTCTGATTGATCGCCCAGACCGCTTCGGCAAGATGAAAGCGCGCTTTCGCCCTACCGGCGAAGGTGCGACAGGCTACAAAGGCGTTTGGTGGTGCCCGCCGAGCGTAGACCTGCTGGAAGTCGACGAGCTGTTTATCGTCGAAGGGATATTCGACGCTATAGCGCTGCTGCATAACGACGTGTCGGCCGTATCGATGATGTCCAGCGCTCCCTGCCCGATTGATTCGCTCAAGGCCCTGGTCAAGCTGCGCCATGACGCTGACAAGCGCCTGCCGACTCTGGTGTGGGCGCTGGATAACGAACCGGTGGCTAAAGCCAATACACGCCGCTGGGTCAAAGAGGCCCACGACCTTGGCTTCACCTGCAAAGCGGCGGTGATCCCCCAACCCAACGGAAAAAAGGTCGACTGGAACGATCTGCACCACCGCTGGAAGTCGATCGAGGGCGACGAGAAACGTGCCGAGCGCATCGCGCATGACCTTGATGACGCTCGCCATCAAGGTGACCTGCTGCTGGCTGACTCGGCTGAAGAAAAAGGCTTCCTCATCTACCTGCGCGACGAACGCAAGGAATTCAACTTCACATTCCGCAAGCGCCTGTACTGGTTTCGGATTGACCTTGATAAGCACGACCGCGCCATGAGCGACCTTGAGAGGTCAGACCGTCATGAGGACCAGCTGCTAAACGATGAACAAAGGCGCTACAAGGCACTACGCCAATCCGGCTCAGTGACCTGCATCGCCAACTGCAATTTCCAAGCGCTGTACTACATGCGCAACGACCTGACCGATGAGGCCTGGTACTACTTCCGTATCGAGCGCCCGCAAGGGCCTGCCATCAAAAGCACGTTCACGGCAAAACAGCTCACGTCGGCACCTGAATTCGCGAATCGCCTGCTCAACGTCTCCAATGGCGCGATGTTTGAGGGCAGCGCCCAACAACTGAAACGGATTCTGGCACCTCAACTGGATTGCCTGAAAGCCGTCAACACCATCGAATGGATCGGCTACAGCCGCGAACACGGTGCTTATGTTTTCAACGACCTGGCCTTCTTCGACGGGGCGGTGCATGTGCGCAACAAAGAAGACTTTTTTGACCTGGGCAAGCTGAGTATCAAGTCACAGAGCCAGTCGCCCGTGCTGCATATCAATACCGACCTCAATGCCTACAACGAAGGGTGGTTCGACATCTACTGGCGCTGCTTTGGCGTCCAGGGCCTTGTGGTACTGGCCTGGTGGCTGGGCGCTTTGCATGCCGAGCAGATCCGCCAGATCCACAAATCGTTGATGTTCCTGGAGCTGGTAGGCGAAGCCGGCTCGGGCAAAACCACCCTGGTCGAGCTGCTGTGGAAACTGGTAGGCCGCACTGATTACGAAGGTTTCGACCCATCCAAAGCAACAGCGGCCAGCCGTGCGCGCAACTTCTCTCAGGTCAGCAACCTGCCGGTGGTACTGATCGAGTCCGAGCGTGAACAGAAGGAAGGCCAGCCCGTAAAGCACTTCGACTGGGATGAACTGAAGACCGCCTACAACGGCCGCAGCGTTCGCTCCACTGGCGTGAAAAACAACGGCAACGACACCCACGAACCGCCCTTCCGCGCCGCCCTGCTGATTGCGCAGAACAACGCGGTGAACGCCTCAGAACCGATCCTTCAGCGCCTTTGCCACGTCCACCTGACCCGCGAGCACCACACCCCGGAAACCAAGCAGTTCGCCGAGCAGCTGGAGCGCATGCCGATGGAAAAGATCAGCGGCTTCCTGGTCAAGGCGCTGCAACGCGAAGCCAACACCATGCGCCTGATGGAAGAAAACACCTCCGGCTACGAGCAGGAGCTGCTGGCACAACCCGGCATCCGCACAGTGCGTATTGCGAAGAATCACGCCCAATTGCGCAGCCTGGTGGATGCCCTGGCCGACGTCGTGCCGCTTGGCGAGCACCGTAAAGCCCTGGCACACGCCGAGGTCAGCCGCATGGCCCTGGAGCGCCAACAGGCGATCAACGCCGACCACCCGACCGTTACCGAGTTTTGGGACCTGTACGACTTCCTCAATGGCATGGACGAGACAGGGGCGCTCAACCATGCGCGTCGGGATGGGCTGATCGCGGTGAACCTCAACGAATTCGTGGAAATGGCGGCAAACAAGCGCCAGCAGGTGCCCGCACTCAGTGACCTGAAACGCCTACTCAAAACCAGCAAATCACCCAAGTTTCTGGAATCCAACAAGGCCGTCAACTCGGCGCGGGCGCTGGACGCTTTCGACAAACCGAAAACCATTCGCTGCTGGGTATTCCAGGCCGTGTAGGGGCTGCAACCCCTCGACACCATCCACCCAAAGGAGAAGCACCATGCATATACAAGTAATCACCGGTGACGGCCAGGAGGGGGAAACCAACCGCCTTCGGCATTTGAAAGAGCTGAAAGCCTGGTTTAACGAGTCCGGGAAAATTGTTCACGCTGAAGCCTACGACCCTGCCGGACTGGTCGCAATCCTGGAGGTTCGTGCCGTAGGCGATAAAGAAATACTGGTGCTGGAGTGCAGCCGGGAACAGATCCAGGCAGTCCTGGAATGGCAATCCGCGACAGATGAAGTTGTCGAGTTTGAAAACCTGCTGCTGCACCTGGTGCGCAAGCAAAACCCAATCGGCGAAGGCCAGTAAGAAGATGGTGTCGAGGGGCTGCAACCCCTCGACACCGACCACCCAAAGGAGAAGCACCATGCAAGTGAATCAACCCCAAGGCGGCACTGTAGAGGCTATCACAACCCCACTCGCCGTCGGCGACAAGGTCAGTTATGTCGCAATGAGCGGTGGAGGTCGGGAATACCGCCTCAGCGCTCGTACAGGCGTGATCATAAGGATCGCTGGCAACGTCGCCACCTTGCGTACCTCAAACGGTCGTAGCACCACCCAACCACTCGACAAGCTGACGCCTGACGGCAAGCCCAACGCGCTGACACGCATGCTCATGGGAGGGCAGTGACCATGCTTAAGCGTGTTTTTAAGCATTTTCACTTCTGCTGCGGCCTCGGCGGCGGCGCCAAAGGGTTCAACAACGCCAAGCCCGTGGTGGGCAACATGCAGGCCGAGTGGCAGTGCATCGGTGGCATTGATGTTGACCCGGCCGGGTTGCGCGACTTCCAGCGGCTGTCTGGTGTTTCTGGCACGTTGATGGATCTGTTCACCCTCAGCATGTACACCGCGTTTCACGGCAAGCCCCCACAGCCTGGTTGGGTTGAGGCTGGCCCTGACGATGTACGCAAGGCTGCCGGTTACGAGCGCCCAGACGCGGTGTTTATCTCCAGCCCCTGCAAAGGCGCCTCGGGCTTGCTATCCGAAACCATGAGTCTGACCCCAAAATACCAGGCACTCAACGAACTGACGCTGCGCTGCGTGTGGCTGATGTGTGAAGCCTGGAAGGATGACCCGGTATCGTTGATTGTTTTCGAGAACGTACCGCGCCTGGCCACCCGTGGCCGGCACCTGCTGGACCAAATCAACAAGCTGCTGAACCACTACGGTTATGCAGTCGCAGAAACCACTCACGACTGCGGCGTAATCGGCGGTCTGGCCCAGAGCCGCAAGCGTTTCTTGCTGGTGGCCAGGCACATCGAAAAGGTGCCGCCCTTCTTGTACGAGCCAGAAAAAAAGACACTCAAGTCTGTGGGTTCGATCCTGGGCCGCATGCCAATGGCTGGTGACGTTGCCGCTGCTGGCCCAATGCACAGGGTGCCAGCACTGCAATGGAAAACATGGGTCAGACTCGCCCTGGTCGAAGCAGGCAAGGACTGGCGCTGCCTGAATGATTTAACGATCGAGGACGGCTACTTACGCGACCTGGTCATCGTTCCTCAGTTTCGGGATGGCTTCCTCGGTGTCCACGACTGGAACGAAACCGCCGGTACTGTCGCCGCACGCAGCGGCCCAACCAACGGCAAATTTTCGGTAGCGGATCCACGGGCCAGGGCCAGTGCCCTGCAATACCAGCAGTACGGCGTCCGCCGCTGGGACGAAACCAGCGGCGCAGTGATTGGCGTCAAGTCACCCGGGCAAGGGACATTCAGCGTCGCTGACCCGCGCGACCCTGGCATTGGACACGCCAAGTACAACGTGCCCAGTGGGACGGCACCTCACGCACGGTAATTTCTGGCAGCACCACGGGCCAGGGCGCTTTCGCTGTTCAAGACCCACGCCCTGGCATGAAGCGCACCAAGGGCGATGCCTACCTGACTGGCGGGCATTATGGCGTTGTGGGTTGGAGCGACCAGTGTGGGGCCGTTTCAGCCAGCGCCCGCCAGGATAATGGGCGGTGGTCCGTCGCAGATCCCCGCATGCCAGAAGCCAACGAGCGGCTGACCTGCGTTATCGAAAGCCTCGACGGCACCTGGCACCGGCCGTTCACCACACTAGAGCTGGCAGCGCTGCAAAGTCTGGTTGAGCCAGAAGAATGGTTTGAGCTGGACGGCCTGAGTGATCAGGCATGGCGAGAGCGAATCGGGAACGCAGTTCCACCGGCGGCGGCCGAAGCAATCGCCCATGTGATGGGCACCACCCTGTTGCTGGCCGAGGCTGGTGAAACCTTCATGCTCAACAGCATGCCAGTTTGGGTACAGCCGGTGGCGATTGCCTTGACCGTGGCACAGCGGGAGGTCGCACTATGATTAAAATCGCAATATGGGGCTTCCTGGCTGGCCTCGGCTTAATGGCATCGCAGGAGCTGTGGTGGGTAGTCACTGGAATGGTGGGCCTCTGTCATGGTTGAAAACCACGAACTGCCGCAAGTATTGGCTCGAGCCCCCTCGGAGGCAGCATGAACACCGCGTTTATTCTTATGGCCCAATACGGCGGGCAGGCGATTATCCCGCTGGAGCTGGTTTGCCGTGACTACTTCACACACCTGACGCCAGACATGTTCCAGCGCAAGGTGATGAGTGGTCAGATCAAGCTGCCAATTACCCGCCTGGAGCCGAGTCAGAAATCTGCCAAGGGCGTCCACATCACAGATCTGGCCGCCTACCTCGATCTACAGCGCGCCGCAGCGGTTAAAGAGCACAACCAACTCAACGGGTTAAAACCCGCCGTTTGAGCCACTTCATTGATGCGGCGCCCAGTTGGACGGGCGCCCTCAATATCTTCTCGTGCCATTCCCAGCCAACATATCGGTCACCCTTGCCACGCAGGTGGGTGTATCGGCGCATAGAGTTCCAATCCCGGTGCCCCGAAACACTCGCCACACGCGGGATATCCCAGTCCATTTCAAACAGGCGGCTCACACCTTCATGGCGGAGGTCGTGAAAGTGCAGGTCTGCAATTTCCAGGAATTTGCAGGCTTTCGCCCAGGACGTCGAGATTGATTCAGGGCTATAGGGGAATATGTCTTCGCCGGCCTTGGGCATTGTCTGGACGATGTGCCACGCTTCGTCCGGTAGGTAACACCAAACATCGTTGCCGATCTTCTGCCCGGGGTTTTTCATGTCACGAACCAGCACCCGCTGACCAGTCTCATCGACGTCCGCCCAGCGAATACGGGTTATTTCATCCAAGCGGCGCGTGGAGAACAGGGCAAACCCCACGACTTTCAACATATTAATGGCGGTCGGGCGCCTGGCCTGCATGGCCTGGTAGTGCGTCAGCACTTTTCCCAACTCGTCCAAGGTCGGCCGGCGATCACGCTCCCGGCTTTTCAGGTTGTAGCCCAGCTTGCGCAGCACGCGCCTGGCACCGCCCATGGCGAGCGGATCGACCTGGTAGCCCCAAGCATCTTTGGCGATGGCCAGCACAGCGCCGAGGTGCGCCAGGTCGTTGCCAGCGGTTTGTGGTTGAACACCACCACCCTCACGGCTCATTCGCCAGAGGGCGAAGTCGACCAGGCATTGAGTGGTGACGTCGGTATCGTTGAGCTTGCCGATATCCATCTTGCCGATGGCTTCGAGCGTGGCCTTCTTGGTTTTGCCCAACGGCCGGGCCTTTTCCACTTCCAGCAGGTACTGCTCGATCATTTCTTTGACGGTGACGCCTTGCCGACTCGCCCGTTCGATAGCACCAGGCTGGTCCAGCTCCGATTCGCGTTTGCGCGTCCACGCCTGGGCTGCCTGTTTCCGGGCGAAGGTCTGGCTCTCTTGGTAGACTTGCACTCCGTCGCGCTTGATGCGGATCTGAGCCGTATAGCTCAC